CTTCATTAATCGCAGAACACAGTGCTTATGATGTATTAATGACGATGAAAACTACTATTGAGTTAGGCCATGAAATTATTACCGCTTCTGGGAAGGATCGTGATGGTTTATACAGAATGTTTAAGAAAGATCGTTGTGAACGGCTTAATTGTTCTTGTTATGAAGATTTTGTAATCAATCCTCCGAAAGGCAGTTTTGAAGAAGGACTGTCACTTGAAGAACGTAAAAATAATTATGATGGGATGCTAGAAGTTCATCATAAAGACGGTAATCGTTTTAACAATAATCCAGAAAATTTAGAAACAGATTGTTCTAATGCTCATCGTTCTTTAACAATGCAGAATGAAGATTATTTGAATGTATATGATATGGAGATAGTTTGAAAATACTCTTACCTTTCCAAGACCCATACAACAGGCCCCTCACTCACCCTATCGTGAGTGGGGGTACTGAACAATTCATGAAGAGCATCAAAGAAAACTTTGATACTGTCGTTTATCAATTTCCCTATGAACAAATAACTTGGAAAAAACAATCTGATAAAAAAGAAATTGCAGAGAACATCGTGCATCTTGCAGAGGCTTATAAAGTAGATGTTATTGTCAGTAATTTTGCACAAGCAGTCTTTAATAACCAACATATTATAAAATCAAATGTTCCTATAATGTTCGTTGAACACTGTATTTACCCGATGGCAGCTCCAATCTATAGATGGAATCAAGGAATTGATAGAGGACACTCTATGTTTTTTGTATCTAAGTGGCAAGAAAAGAAATATCGAGAGATGGCTCAAAGAACTGGACAAAGAGTTCTTCCAATATCTGGTTACATAAATCCATCATATTGTAAAGTTAAACCAAAGATGGTAGAACCAGAATACGATTGTGGAACCATTGGTAGGTGTGACAATGGAAAAGCTCCATTCAAACTTAAAAGTATGACAAAGGGTAAAGATATAAAAAGTCTTGTCATTACATCACAAACACAAGTTGTTTCAGACATTAAATATTATGAAAGAAATAAAGATTGGGATGATGTAGTTTGGGACAAACCATATAAAGAGGTTATGGAAAACATATCTAAATGTAAAACTTACTTTTCAACATGGGATAAAGAAACATGGGGAATTACGTCTATGGAAGCTCTGTCTTGTGGAATACCAATTATTCTTAATTCAGATAAAGATGGTGATCATGCATCTGAAATAATTCCAGCAGATAAATCTCACTATGTAAAAATACCTAAAGATGATAAAGATGCACTTGTAAAAGCTATTAAATCATTTGATAAGGTAGATAGAAAAGAAATTCAAGAAATGACATGGGAAAAACACAATAAGAAAAAATGGAAAAGTGATTTTTCAAATGCGATTGATAAAACGATAGAGACTTTCAAGAAAACCCCTTGACATTATAACTTATAATCTTTATAAATACTATTAACTACTTTAATGGAGAGGTTGATGGGTATTAAAAACTATGTCAGGCAAGTAAGGCCCGTTCAAGAGGCCCATGTCAATCACTTAGATAGAATACAGAGTTTTTTGTCTGAAGGAATGCTTGATTTAAACATTCTTAAAAATACCCTAAGAGGATCGTCTATATTACGAGGCGAAGTTCTTGTTCAGGCCGTAAAAGACGGTACACCCATAGAAACAAATAAAGGCGTTGTCAAACTTTCGTGGATGGATGATGAATCTCGTATAGCAGCAGAAGGTGGCGATTATGTTACTGCATTTAAGTCTGGTCGTAGTTTCAAGAAAGTCTTTGTCACTGATAATGGTGATAAACTGAAGTTATCAGATATTAAAAAATCTGCGATGTTTGGTGGTGGTAAGGGTTCCGGCGGTGGTTCTGAAATTACAGCCGCAGCTGAATGTGCCCAATGTATATATGCTGCAGCTATATTTGGTGGCAAAAAGTTATCGGTGGGCGATGAAATACCATCAACAGAATGGAGCAGTTATAGTACAAATTTTGATGTGGATATGCCCCTCGGCCAAGTAGAATCTTTACTAGACCAATCGTGGTGGGATTCCAGTATCAGTATTGGTAATGAGATGAAAAAAAATATCAAAGGCACATATATTTTTCATAGGGGTTCTTCTTTTGTAAAGGAAATAAACACAATATTCAAAAATCTAAATAAAGCAGAAAAACCAAAACCATTTTCTGATATGAATAAGTGGAATCCAGCTGATATATGGGCTGTAAAATCTGGTGCGTCTTTTGATTTCAATAAACACACTTCTCTCGGCGCATTTACCAATGAGTTAAAAGAACTATATGATTCTGGTGATTTAATTGGTATATCACTAAAGAAAGTAACATCCGATAATGTTAATGTGGTGCCAGTTAAGACTACTGGATTTATACGAACGCCAGTCACTTATGGTGGATTTGAAAAACAGAACGATACGTCATTTTTTAATTCTAAGGATTATTATATTTTATTGAAAAAGGAACGGATGCAGCTTAGAACTTTTTCTGCTGTATCAAGTTGGCAGGGCGAAGTCAAAGGCAATTCAGCAGCTGCTGGTAAGATAGGCGGCGGTGTGTTGGAGGCAATTATGATTAAAAATAGCACATTGACAAAATTTCCCTATAACAATAGGACTCTGAAAGGGTTAGTAACAAACCCCAAGAAAAATCCACAGTTCCTAGAAGAGTTGTATGATATGTTCGTAAAAGTAGAAAAATCTTCAATGAAAAAAGAAGTATTTGTAAAAGCTGCAAGTGCAAACAAGATTGGTCGAGTAAGTGGAGCAGATTGGAGATTTTCTAAGTATAGAGGTTTATTTGTCGTTTTATTTCTTGAAGATAACAAACGTGGAGGCGCTCGCTCCATAGCATCTAAAATAACGGATAATATCGCTGCATATTCGATGTCACAATCAGATGAAGCAGCTCCTCATGTGGTGTACAAATGATCAGTTTCGCAGAACTCACAGGGGAGCTTATAGAGGGGATTACTAAACCTGTTGCAATGACTACTATCACGAAAAAAATGGAACGAGCTCGTTCCAAGATCGTTGGTAAGTCGATTAAACCTCAAGGAATTGCAAAGGCCTTAGAGAGTAGTGTTAAGAAGGAATATGGTGTAGAATTTACATATAAGTTTGTACCTAACTTTCAAGGTGGAGATATGAATGCTAATGCATATTATGATCCAGATGCAGATGAAGAAGGTGATACACCTATAGAAATGGAACTACTGTTTAGTTCAGATGATAAACAGGGAATAGATATAGACAATCAGGGGTTTGATGTATTAATAAATATTATGGCTAAGAATATAGCACACGAATTACTACACAAATCTCAATTTTCTAAAAGGGGATATGTAAAATCAAAACCATTTAAGGTATCAAAGGGAGTTGATCCAAAAATAGCAGCTGCACAAGAATACATGGGAAATAGTGATGAAATCGAAGCATACGGACATAACATCGCAGTAGAATTAATGAACAATTTGGGTTCCAGAAAAAAGGCCTTGACAGCACTAAGAAATTTTGTTAGAATACCTCCTGATGTATCACCAGACTTATATGGATATTTGATTGCTTTCAGTATGGATAAGAACCATCCAGTGTTAAAGAAATTGGTTAAAAAGGTTATATTGTATTTAAGAGAGTTGGATAAATGAAATCTTTTAAACAATACCTGATAGAAGCAAAAAGATATACCATGTTTATAGATGATGAACGAAATCCTGTCAAGAAGTTTGACTATATTGTTAGAGATTATAAAGAAACTATGAAAATTTTTGATAGGTATGGTTGCCCAACATTTATATCTTTTGACCATGATTTAGGTAGTAAATCTAAAACAGGATTTGATATTACTAAAAACATGGTGGAAAGAGATTTAGATAAGGGGGGTAGTTGGATACCTAAGAATTTTACTTATGATGTTCATTCTGCAAATCCTATAGGAAAAGATAACATTATTGGCTTGTTAGATGATTATTTAAAAAAGAGAAAAAGATGATTAGTTTCACAGAATTATCCGAATCAAAAGCAGGCAAGAACCTTCACTTAGAACATCTAGAAGATGAGATTATCAACTATGGTGTTGATGGCGGTAGAGCCGCATTGAACTTTCTACGGTCACTAAGGGATATGTTATCGGGGGCTTCCCGCTCCAGTTTGGCCATGACAGTTAAGTGGGACGGTGCGCCGGCAATATTCGCTGGTATTGATCCATCTGATGGTAAATTCTTTGTAGCTAAGAAATCTGTCTTTAATGTTAGCCCTAAATTATACAAGACAGAGAAGGAAATAGATGATGATTTATCCGGCACCCTCAACTCCAAGTTTAAAGTTGCATTATCAGAATTTTCAAAATTGGGTATTCAAGGAGTATTGCAGGGCGATCTTCTTTGGACTGATGATATCGAAACGGAAACAATTGATAATCAAAAATACTATACTTTTCAGCCTAATACTATCGTGTATGCTGCACCTGTTGATAGTGATCTTGGTAGAACATTCGCTAGGTCTAAAATAGGTATTGTATGGCACACAACATACAAAGGTAAAACTCTACAAGATATGAAAGCATCTTTCGGTGCAGATATATCCAAACTTAAAAAGACCAGTTCAGTGTGGATGGATGATGCGACATATAAAGACGTTTCTGGTAAAGCTACATTTACTGCACAAGAGACAGAACAAGTAACAAAAATTCTTAGTGATGTAGGTAAAACCTTTCAAAGAATTAACTCTGGTCAACTTAAAAGATTTCTTGCACTACAGGAGAGTCTTACAGGTAATATGGCTGGTGCATCTCTCAAGACATTTAATAATAGTAAAGTGCGACAAGGAGAGAAGATAAAGAACGCTCGTAGTCATGCAATGGAATATCCTACATGGGTGCAAGCACATATACAAAAACAGATAGATAAGGCCAAAAGTCCAAAGGGTAAAACAAAATATGAGAACATTCAAAAAGAGATGGTACGAGAGTTTAAAAAGTATATTAAAGTTTTAGAGAACGTGATTACATTTCAGAATTTACTTGTAGATGCGAAGATGCTAATCGTAAAAAAACTAAATAGTGTTAAGGGTTTGACAGATACGTTTATTAAAACTTCAAAGGGATTTAAAGTGACAAATCCCGAAGGTTATGTTGCTATTGATAGAGTGGGTGGTGGAGCAGTTAAACTTGTAGATCGTATGGAATTTAGCTATAATAATTTTTCGGCAATAAAAAGTTGGGACAAGTGATGAAGACATTTTCAGAGTTTATCAACGAGAGAGTTGTTTCTGTTATACAGAGAAAAAAACAAGCTCGTAGAATGGCTAAGATGGCCAAGTCATCTTCATTTAAAGCAAAAAAGAAAAAAGCAATGCTGCGTATGCGTAATCCAGCAAAACTTGCTATGGCTGCAAGAAAGAAAACTATACAGATGTTTCGGGATAAGTTCTATCCAACATACAAAGATATGTCACTTCAACAGAAAGTTAAGATTGACCAGCTAATTATGGTAAAGTATGGGAAAAAAATTGATAAGATTTCCAAGAAAATGGCAATGAAACTAAAGAAAACAGAATTAGAGAGAATTAAGAAAGCAAGGGCAAAGTTACAAAATGCGTAGATTTTCAGATTTATACGAAGCACCACAAACACTTGTATTTGCCTTTGGTCGATTTAATCCACCAACAACAGGCCACGAAAAGTTAATTGATAAAGTTGCATCAGTTGCTGGTAGTAATCCCTATCGTGTTTATCCTTCATTTACCACAAATCCAAAGAAAGACCCATTACCTCATGCACTAAAAGTTGCATACATGAGGAAGATGTTTCCAAAACATAGAAAGAACATTATTGCAGATAAGAAAATGAAAACTGCAATCTTTATTGCAGAGGCTGTATATAAAGAAGGATTTAAAAATCTAATCATGGTTGTCGGTTCTGATAGAGTAAAAGAATTTACTGAGCTATTAAATCGTTACAATGATGCACCAGATAAAAAGGGTAATCAGTTATTTAAGTTTGACTCCGTAAAGGTTGTATCTGCTGGGGAGCGTGATCCAGATGCAGAAGGTGTAGAAGGAATGTCTGCATCTAAGATGAGAGCTGCAGCTGCAAATGGTGACAAGGATGCATTTCTAACTGGACTTCCTAAAGGATTTAAAGACGGTGAAAAACTGTATCGTGATGTTCGCAAGTACATGGGTATTCGTGAAGAACGTGATATGGGTGATATGTCAGACTTTGAAACTGTTCGTGATATGTTCCTTACAGGTAAAATATGGAACGCTGGTGATATCGTAGAGGCAAATGGTATTACTGGAGAGGTTGTTCGTAAAGGTACAAACTATCTCTCATTTGTAGATGAGGATGGTAAAGTACATAAAGCATGGTTGCATGAGATTACACTTGATGAAGAGAAAGTTCCTAACGATGATTTAAACTTTGTAAAAACTGGTGGTCAGTTTGGTAAGAAAAGAAGATTTCCTACGTTTATAGTTAAGAAAGAGGGAATTAAATACAAAGCATACGATGAACAAAATAATATGGAGATAAAAGCAGCATCCAATAGTTTAGAAGGTTTGGCAAAAATGTTGAAGCCTTATATTGAAAAGAGAACTGGCAGTTGGAAATTTGAAGAAGTTGAACTTGATGAAAGAAACTATCGTAAGGAATATGACAACTACCAAGGTCGCCCAGAACAGATTGCAAGACGTTCCTCACGAAATCAAGCCCGTAGGATTATGGGAGACAGAACCAAGATAGGTATGGATGTAGGTCATAAAGACAATGACCCACTGAATAACGATCCAGAAAATCTAAGAAACGAAGACCCATCCAAGAACCGTAGAGAGCCAAGATTGCGTGAAATGGATGAAGATATTTTTGATACAGTTCCTTGGTTGGGTAAAGCAAAGAATTACCTTTTCACAAAAACTCATAAACAGGGATTGAATAAAGTTGCCCTTGCCGTTGCAACTGAATATGCAAAACAAAAGAAGGCAGGAAAAACTCCAAAAACCATGCAGATTATTCACGATATCTCTAAAAACATTTCAGATGTTACTGATAGAATGGCTCGTGATTATGTGAACGATTTGGTAAAACAAGGTAAGCTCCCAAAAGAACTAAAAGCAGAGTATGAAGTACAAAATGAAACCATGTCGTTCAAAGACTTTGTAAATCAGATACAGATAAATGAAAAACTTGGTAAGAGTGCTGACATGGGTGATTACATTGATGATTTCCAAAAGTCTGATTCTCCACAGTTCAAAGGTAAGTCCAAAGAGAAACGTAAAGACATGGCAATTGCTGCATACCTAGACAAGAAAGATAAGAGTGAGGGTGCTTATGGATATGAGAAACAAGACCCTGATGTAAAAGATAAGAAGGGTACACAACCAGCAAAATACTATAAAGGAATGTCTAAATCTACCAAACAAAAACGTGATGCACACTTCAAGTCAAAGAAAGCAGGCCCTGCTCCTGGCGATGCAGATGCAAAGACAAAACCATCTGTGCATACCAAGAAGTTCAAACAGATGTATGGTGAAGACGGCCCATGTTGGGATACTCACAAACAAGTCGGTATGAAAAAGAAGGGTGGTAAAATGGTTCCTAACTGTGTTCCTAAGAATGAAGATGTTTGTTGTGAGGAATGTGAAACAGAGGCACTTATTATCAAAGAAAACATCTATAGAGTTGGTTCTGAAGCATATTTTCAATACTTTGTTGATCTGAGAGATCAGTTTGATAGTGGAGATTTGTATTACACTGGATTTGATAAAAGGTTAATGGAAGGTGATATTGGTAAGTTTGCAATATATGAGGGAGACTATGTACCATTAGATTGTCCTATGATGGAGTCAGAGTATCAAGGTAAAGATGTTGAGTTAAACAAACCTAAAGCTGGTGGCCCAAAGAAGTATTACGTATATGTAAAAGACCCATCAACTGGTAATATTAAAAAGGTTTCTTGGGGTGATACTACAGGACTAAAAATAAAGTTAGATGATAAGGAAGCAAGAAAGAGTTTTGCTGCTCGACATAAGTGCGATCAGAAGAAAGATAAGACTAAAGCAGGATATTGGGCCTGTAATATGCCTCGTTATGCAGATCAGTTAGGTCTAAGTGGGGGCGGAAACTTCTTTTGGTAAATCCTTATTTAGATAAATATATAGATAACAAACTAGTTAGATATTTTTCTGAAAATGTTAATGAAGAAGAACTAATTTGGCACAGAGATAAAAAAACTAGAGATGTAGAAGTGGTATCTGGTGATGGTTGGCAACTACAAATGGACAACGAATTACCAGAGGATTTGAGAGAAGGAAAGACATATAGAATACCTAAGATGGAATACCACAGAGTTATAAAAGGAACAAACAAATTAGTTCTGAAAATAAAGGAATATTCAGATGACAACATATAGAAAATCAATGTCAGAAGCACTTAATCAAGTTTATCTTGGTGAGGACAACATGGCCTTACTCAAGAAAGCTGCTGGTGGTGCAATGCAAACACTGAAGATGAAGGATGGTAAAGTGAAGATGGATTCCTTTACTGCATCTGCAATCATGCAAGTTTACAAAGCAATCAATCCTAAAAACAAAAAGACTATGGAAAATGTTGTCAATACTGGAACGATATCTGCTCTACAAAAACTACAATCTCTTGCAATGAGAGCAATCAAATCTGGTGATGAAGTAGAACATGATGGAGAAGAACTTGATGAAGATGGCCACACTGATGTTGCTTCTGCTATTCGTAAATGTATGACAGTTACAGAGGATGCACAAGATATTAACTCTAAACTACAAACTATGAGCACAGAAGATTCATTGCCTAGTTGGTGGACAAACAAACTTGCCGTTGCATCTAACGATATGAACAAGATGAGAGATTATATTGTAAATCCAGTTCAAGAAGAAGTTGAACTTGATGAAGCAAAGTATGACCTCTATCACAAAGACTTTTCCTCTGCAATGCAACACTCATATAAGATGGCAAAGAAACTTCACGGTATCACAGTTGACCCTAAAGAGATTGATGACAAGGTTGCATCTGGCCCCAGAAAACCATCAGAGGGTAAGACAAACAGTTATCGTCTAAAAGGTGACAAAGGTGCTATCCAAGTTCAAGTATATAACAAGGGTGGTTCAAAACCATTTGAGTTGAATATGTATAAAGAAGAAGTTGATCTTGATGAAAATAAAGGTCTTGAAAACAAATCAAAAAAATCTGGTGTTTCTGTAGGAATACTTAAAAAAGTTTACAGTCGAGGACTTGCTGCCTATAAAACAGGACATAGGCCTGGCACTACTGCACCACAATGGGCCATGGCAAGAGTTAACTCATTCCTTACAGGTGGTGGAGCAAGAAAGGCGGATGCAGATTTGTGGAAACAAGCAAAAGGACAGAAAGAAGAAGTTGAACTTGATGAAGCACCAGCAAAGGTATGGCATTTAGCAAATAAGAAATTTAATTTAATATCCGATAAAGGTGGATATATTTTAGTCAAACAGGGGTCTGGAGAAGAAAAGAGACTTAAAGCAAAAACACCAGCAGACGCTACAGCAGAATTGGTGAAAAAAGGATATAGGGAAGAAGTTGAACTTGGTGAAGGCACTATTTTGGTTGCTGATCCAAAAACTCAAAAAGTTATAAAGATTGATGAAAAGGATTGGCCAAAGTATGAGAAAAAGGGTTACGTTCAAGCAGAAGGTAATGAACTTGATGAAGCATCTGCTCGTGCTGATGCAAAGAGAGCAATGCGTAAAGATAGGGGGGTTGATCCTGCTGATGTAGATAGTTCTGCAACTGATGATGATGTAAAAGCTGCATCCAAAAATATCATCATGCAACTAAGAAAGTCTGTTTCACTAAGAGGTAACTTTCCAGTAGAGTTTATGGATAAAAAGAAAGTCAAAGTTGATGCAAAGATTGCATCTGCCGTACAGGATAAGTACAACTCTATGAGAAAGGCAGATGATAAAGAGAAGTTTCAAGCTAAGATTGCAAAGTCCTATAAGGATATGTTGTCTGCGCTGAAAGAAAGTATTGCTGAGGGTGGTTATGTAGGAAGAAAAGACCCTATGCCAGCTGGTAAGGAACTTGCTAAACTAATGAAGAAAAAGGGTAAAAAGAAAAAAGAAAGCACAATTCTAGACAGGATTGATCAAAAAGTACAGGAGAGAAAAAATGGGTAAAAAATACCTTGATACAAAAGAAGGTAGTCTTGAGCAATCCGTTCTAGGAGTGTGGCAAACTGCCATTGAAGAAGGTGAGACAAGAGTAGATGGTCGTACTAAACAGTACAAAGAACATCGTGCAAAATTAGAAACTGCTCGTCTACGTAGAGAAAAGAAAAAACAAGTAACTGAAGCTTCTGGTGATAAAGAAGCATATCAAAAGTTTTTCAATGCTACTTTGAAAAAATTTGGAGTTAAATCTCCAGCAGAACTTAAAGATAAAGATAAAAAGAAATTTTACGATATGATTGATGCTGGTTGGGAAGGTGACAACGAAAAGAAAGAAGAAGTTGAACTTGATGAGAAACCAGCAGATTTTATTAGACTTTCATTCAGCAGTCCTGCTGATGTAAAGAAGGCTAAAAAGTGGATGGATCAAAACTTGCCGGGTGCTAACCAAGGTTTCACTGGTATGGATGCAAGTGGCAAAGACATTGAGTTTGAAGGTGTAGATGATGCTGAAGACCTTATGGCAAAACTAAAAAAGGCTGGATTTAAGTTCAAAATGGATTATAGAGAAGAAGTTGAAGTTGATGAAGGTAAAATGTCTCAACTACATCAACTCATGAAAGATGGTAAGACTGCTGAAGAGATTGCAAAGATTATGCGAGTTGACGCAAAAACCATCAAAAAACTTATGGCAGGGTATAATGAATCCTATGAGATTGGAACTGATGGGTATCGTAAACACACAGAAAATGTAACTCCTGGCGAGGATGGTGAGTGGGTTGCTGCTCAAAAAAGTAAAAATGACAGTATGAGAGAG